CCACATATCAGTGCTGTCACCCGTCAAATGAATGTAACACGCAGTCAAGGTCAGCAGTGAATACATAGAGTTAACCACTGTGGTCAAAGGATGTCCACTCGGTAATGACTTGTGCCACTGCACAACCTGATCAGCCATGCAGCCGGATCCAGTGATGTGAATGGAATGTATCAAATCCTGCCAAAGGGTGTATCGCACGTCCTCATCAATAGCTCTGTAATTTGGTGATCGTCTGTACCATTTCTGAATCACCTCAAGAATCGCATTATGAACCCATGGTTGCTCACTGGCATCAAAGCGCGAGAAGTCTCCATCAAAGACTTTCCCACCCTTAGAAAGTAGTCTCTCCGCAAGACTACCCCACTGGGTATAGTGGTTAATACCGGGAGCCATACCTGAAATGACAGGATTAGCCAGCATGGCCGCACAAAATGAACCGAAGTACATGCGCACAGCTATTGTATAATCCAATTCAGTTCCAGAAATCATGCGAGTCTTCACTGCCTTGACCTTCTCCAGTGGCCTCAGTTCGTCCTTCAAGAAATCGGTGCATATATGCACCTCTCTTATGCCCATTGTTGCTGAATCAATCAGCTTCATGACATCACACTTTAACTGGGCCATGGGGCGCGTGGTAAAATCCACAGCACCCTCCTTGCCAAGCCAGTGCGTCTTGCCAGGCTCATTGGGAGTCACAAATCCTTTGTACTTGTACCCAGCACTGGTCTTCCTATTCAAGGGCTTCAACTTCATTCCCTCAGGTACTTCCGAAACTGCCTCCTCAAAAGTTAGCACGTCTGCACACATACCCGCAGTTGCATTGAAAAGGGGTTTGAATGCAAGATCGGCCGCTATCTCCAAAGACTGAGGATCCTTCACCAATAATTCGCTCTTGTACGCCTCTACAGCCTTTGCCATGGGATACACAATCCCTTCATCAGTATATAGAGGACGAAGCTGAGCAGGTGCAACGGGGCAATCTCCAAAGGGCTTGTCCTCATGCATGGGTGACTGCTTAATTGCAGACTTTGTCGCAATTGGTACAGGTGCAACCGCTGGTCCTATGTAAGAAATCGAACCACCGATTATCCCTTGCTCCTGCAACTTAGCCTCCAAATTAACAAGATCTTCACCAAATACTGGTTTAACCATGTCATGAACGGTCACCTTTGGGCTGCTCTCACCATACAATGCCATCCACACTTCACGAACGGCCTCATGCGTAACTATGGTTGCGTAACCACTCCTTGCAAATATATCAGCCTTGCCGGCAACATGCAAGCCTATAACACACTTTCCGCCATAGAACCTGTTCTCAGATAATGTCAACACACCGCCACAGTCTCCACTCTTGGTGGGCATCTCGTACCTCACAAGTGACTTGAGAGTGGAACCGTCATTGGCACTCACCGACTTAGTGTACTCAAGGACACCGGAACTCAGTGCGGTGTGTGTGACTCCACGTCCATTTCCTTGCTCACGACCCACATCCAACCTTGTTGCTACTTTAGTACTACGCAACAAGGTGGACATGTTGTCTTCCGTCAGAAAATGGTTCATGATGTTCCTGTGGCTCCTCAGATTGACGTGCTCATCCAATCTGATACCAACGAGGTCAGTCCCATCTTCAAAGCGAGCCCGATTGCACGCTATGTAAACGTGTCTCTCAAGACTCACTATGAGTTCACTTGTGCAGTGCTTGATCTCAACTCTCGCCTCAAGATCATTTCCAAGATTTGTAACCACGTACTCATCAAAATGACCAGGCATTATGAAGATCTGTTGTCCGATGCACAACATGTTACCAATCTGTGTGTACACTCCTTGCTTCCTGACACCAAGCATGTACATATTCTTGTACACAACCTCATGAACTGCGTCCTCTGGTGGAACCCCAACTTGCAAATCAACATCGCCCAACTGGAGCTTGACCCTTGGAAATTCAAATTTTCCAAGACCTTTCTCTTTTGCGGGTGGATTGTTACTCTGCTTGGACACCCCAAACATCTTGAATAACATTTCCACTCCAGCCCACAAAATTCTTGTGGTGTACTTGACAATCTTGAACACAGCGTGTAGCCCCAAAGCCCAAATGCAACTATCAACTATATAGGCATCAAGGTTGTGGCATTGCCGCTCGCCATGCGCGATGTCGTAGGTACTTGTTGTGTGTGGTACACCCAGCTTCTCAGTCAAGGAGCCAACAAAACCGTGCACCTTACTAAACCACAACTTAATGGTTCGTATAGCCCGCTCAGTCCAAGTCTCCTGCACACGCTCAAGATCAAGCAATATAGGCTCACCGTCCTCATCAATGCTCAATTTGCCATGAACATATACAAAGTTCTGGGACCACACGCTTCCCTCACCAACCCTATGTGAATTCTCCTCCCATACAGCTTTACTTGTGGTGGCCTTAAGCCCCTCGGAGACTACATACGGGCCTCCAGCTTGCTTCTCTGCCTCGACGGCAGCAAAAGACAGACCTGCAAAAGCCTCGCTTGCAAAATTCACATGTGCGTTGATGTTCTCAACGGTCTTTGCGTGCTCGATCTTCCTCATACGAATGGTTGATGCTGCTATCTTAACAGCCTCTTTCATACCTCCTGGCAAGATGGCTCCAGATTCCGGATTGCTATGATCAAACCCATGACGCTTCACAATCCATGCATCCCATGGGAAAAGGTCGAGGACATCATCTTCACTGGGCACCCAATCTGGATTATCCTTCCTCCTCTGGGTGAAAGCTCTGAGTCGAGACCCGTATATGTTCGCGATTTGGTGGAAATCATACTTGCCCTCAATAGTGGCATACAAGGGATTCAACTCAAGCCAATACGACCCTTGAAACCTCCTTACCAATGCCTCTGGGCAAGTGATGAATGGCTCCCAATCAGCCTTAATGTTCTTTGCGTTGGTCGTACCAACCATTAAAGCGACGTCCAGATAAACACGACCCTTCATAGAAAGGTCAGCAAAGTTTAAAGGACAAGCCCAATTTCCAATGCCACGGATGATTTCCATGGCCTCAGAATCTTGAGCGCCAGCTACACCTCTTACCTGAAAGCAGTCATCTTTAATGATAGCTCTCTGGCCAACGTAGCCATTCCAGTACTCACTTAAGCCCTTCTGCCACAAGTTTTGCAAAACTTGATCCGCTGGTACCTCGCCAGATAAAGCCAAAATCATAGCTGCAAATACTTGCACCACAGATGTTTTGCCAATACCTGAGGCCCCACCCAACATAGCCAAATAAGGCATGGGTCGCATGTTGTTTTCCGCTGAGAGTGCTCCCAAATGTGGGGCCAAACGAGTGTTGAGCTTATCAATCCATCTAGCAATCTCATCCTTGCTCTCTCTGTGGGCCATGAACTGCATCAATCCATAACCCTCTTTGACCTTATCTCTCATTTCATGAACCAAAGTCATGGGAACATGGGCGTGTGTATCTACCCTCTTGCACAATTCCAAGACGGAATTTCTCCACTGCGTGGATATATCTTTCTTTCTTCCAAAAGACCATTTATCCTCACCCTCGCGACGCATAACCCAGTTCACGAACTTCTCAACGTATTCAAGGACAGCGTCCATAAATGCAGCTAATCCGTCCGAGAATTTTGGAAATACAGCAACTGTCCTCATGAAATTGCCGGCTATCTTGCCAGCACTCCCCGACATGGTTGGCACTAGCAGACAACACAATAATGAAGCGAGTGTAGCTGCGTCACCAAATGACTGTTTTCCGACGCCCATGGTACCCATGCACTCTGGTGCATGAGCCTTGACCATAGATGTAACAACAGCACATATCAATGGCGCAGCGGCATAATGAAACACAAACCATGAGCCGACCGCTGCAAGGACAAATTTGAACAACCAGCCACTTAATTTCTTAAGTGAATCGACAAATTCACCAAACTGCGATCTGAATTGAGAAACGAGAGTCTCACTCTCTTTCCCAACTCTTCC